AGTCGCAGAACTTGCAGCGGAAGTCGGAGGCGTCCCGGCTCACCTTGCCCATCTCCTCGGGATTGGCGGAGCGGACGATGCGGACGGCCTTGTCGATGTAACCCTGTGCGTCCCGGACGTTGAGCTTGATCACCTCGATGTGGATCTCGCCGGTGTCACGGTTGAGGCAGGTGAATAGGCACGACTCGAGGTCATGGTACGCCATGTAGATCTGGACCTGGGCGTAGTACACCGGCTTGCTTTCCTTGATGCCCTTGTTGACCACGTCCTTCCAGCTCTTGTCGCCGAGGGCCTTATTCTCCCACAGCATGGGGTACTTCAACCCGGCGATGGCCGGGCCGGCGTGGATCACACCGTCGAGGTGTCCCTTGAACTTGCCGTCGGCGTCGGCCATGCCGATCTGCTTGCCCTCTTCGGTGTGGGTCTGGAGATCGAAGCCGGCGAGCTTGATGTACTGGGCCATGCGTTCCTCGCCATCGTGGCCCATGTCGAAGATGCGGAGGGTCTTGCCGGCGAAGTCGGCGCCTTCGTCCTTGGGCGTGAGGTGGAACTCGTAGGCGAGGCGACGCTCGCATGCCTCGCCGATGCGGGAGGCACCGAGGTACTGGCGCTTCGGCTGGGACTGGTTGCGTGCGAGCATGGCCTTGTCGATTAGGTCGACGACCGTTTCGACGATGGGATCGGGTGGTGTTTCGGGTTTGAACATAAGGGTCAGATGCCAAGGACCTTGGCTTTGATGTGCTTCTCGCGCCACTTCCAAGTGAGGGCGCAGGTCGCCCGGTACTTGGTCATGCCCATGGCGGACAGGGGATCCAGCCCAAGCTGGGCGAGCTGCTTGTCGGACGGCGCCTCGGTGAGCCAACGCTTGCTCTTCCGGGAGGCGTCCTTGTCACCATGTTCCCGGAGGTAGTCGTCGGCCGAGGCGATGGCCTGGAGGCGGTCGTCGGTGACGGCGATGAGGTCGGCGTGGAACGCACCGTCCTTGCCGCCGACGGCGTACTGCCGGCCGGCGTGCTGGACGACGCAGGCCCATGCGGTCATGGCCGAGGCGATGGTGACGGCACCGTCCCAGAAGTTCTCCCACTTGAAGGGGGACATCTCGAGGATCTCGACCTCGGTGAGCTTGAAGTCCTCGAGGGCGCCACGCTCCTCGGCTTCCTTCTGCCGGCGGGCGACGCCGTCGAAGATGTGTTCGCAGGTCGGGCAGATGGCGACGCCGAGCGGGACCTGCATGCCGCAGCTCGGGCAGGGCTTGAGCTTGGCCGCACCCTTGACCGGCTCGAGGACGACCTCGGTGTCGAGGCATCCGTGGGTGAGGATGGAGTAGCCGAAGTCGAGGACGATGCAGTCCGATTTGATCACGCCCGGGTGCTTGTCCGGGTCGACCTTCCGCAGGCCGCGGCCGATCATCTGGATCATGGTGGACTTGTACGAGCAGGGCCGGAGCAGGACGACGCACGACACGGTCTGGCAGTCGTAGCCCTCGGTGAGGACGGCGACGTTGACCAGCACCTGCGTGCGGTCCTTTTCGAAGTCGACCAGCGCGCGCTTGCGGGCGTTGTCGGACAGACCGCCGTGGACGATGTCGGCCTTCACGCCGGCGTCGCAGAAAGCCTGGGTGACATGCTCGGCGTGGTCGACGGTCGAGCAGAAGACGACGGTCTTCCGGGTGCCGGCCTTCTCCTTCCACTCGGCGATCACCTTCCCGGTGACGGCGTCCTTGTCCATGATCGCCTCGACCTGGGCCATGTCGAAGTCGGCGACGGTCTTGCGGACCTCGGCCAGCTCGGACCGCAGGCCGCAGTCGATGACAAAGACCCGGGGGCGGACGAGGTTGCCGGCTTCGATCAGCTCCTTGATGGAGATGACGTCGGCGACGTTGTCGAAGACCTCCTTGAGGGCCTTCTTGTCGGCGCGCTGGGGTGTCGCCGTGACGCCGAGGACCTGGACCTTTGGGTTCAGCTCCTTGGCCCGGTCAATGATGCGGAGGTAGGAGTCGGCGGCGACATGGTGGCACTCGTCGATGACGACGAGGTCCATGGCCGGCATGGTCGCGAGGTTGTCCTCGCGGCACAGGGTCTGGACCATAGCGAAGGTGACGCCATCGGACCACTTCTTGCGGTCGGCGGCGTAGATGTCAGACTGGGCGTCCGGGTCGAACCGCTTGTACGTCGCCCGGTTCTGCGCGACCAGTTCGTCCCGGTGTTGAAGTACCAGCGACCGCATGGGTACGCCGTCCCGCTTGGCGAACTTGATCGCCGCGGACAGCATGACGGTCTTGCCGGCGCCGGTGGGTGCGACGCCGAGGGTGTTGCCTCGCTCGGCGAGGGCGTAGCAGAGGCGGTGGACGAAGTCCGCCTGTCGTGGTCGGAGCTTCATAGGAAAAAGACACCACCGCGTACCTTGCGGCAGAGGTGATGGAGCGACCGACTAAACGCCGATCTAAAGGTTGCAGGGGTCGGGGTCGAACCGACCTTGGCGAGCGTATGAAACTCGCTGTGTCGCCGGACACGCCCTGCAATGAAAGTGGGGGGCGGGGAGAGAGGCGACCCCAACAGTCGCGTCATCCCTACGATTGTGGACGGAAGTGTCTGGACCGACGGCCAGGTTGTCGTCCCGCTCTCGCCCTTGGTTTCGGAAAGAACTGGTACCCTCGACCGAGGTGCCGAACCGTTCGAGAAGCTCTCGCTTCGCACGGCCGGCACATGCCGGGTTCCCATGCAGACTGATGCTGACAAGCGTTCTGAAAATGTCAGCAACAATCGCATGGGCTTCCCGGGTGTTGAGCAGGGTGAGGGCCAGGAATAGTTCACGCTCCAACTGACTCCCCTTTAGAAGGGGGAGTTGCCATCGGTCGGCTTGCCGGCCGGCGGGCGGACCCAGCCGGGAGCGGCGCCGATCGAAGCGGCCGGAGCGGGAGCGGTGAACGCCTGCGAGCGAGCGTCGGCGACGGCCTGCTGGCCGCCGATCAGACGCATGTAGTCCTTGTACCCGCTCTTCGAGCCGGGGTTCGGGGACAGCCACTCGCCGACCTTGTTCTTGTCGGCGTAGGCCGGGTCGGAGTTCTTCTCGACCTTGACCTTGATGGCGACGCGCTGGCCGTCCATGCCGAGCATGATGTCGTGGGCGGTCTTGCCGGCGAAGGCGTTGTACGACGCCGGGTCGGACGGCTTGAACCAGCCGGACGACTCGAAGATGCGCGTGATGGACGTGATGCCCATGCTGCGCCACTTCTCGCCGTTACGCTCGTCCTTGATGTCGGGGAGCATGTCGAAGACCTTGCGGCCCTCGTACTCGCCGCCGACGATCGTGAGCGTCACCGGGTAGTAGGTGCCGCCGGACGACTTCGACTGCTTCGCCGCGCCAACCGTGAGGATGGCCCACGCGAGCGTGCCGTTGGGGATGAGTTCCGGAGCCGAGCCGGCGCCGGAGGTGATGGAGAACGGATTTTCCATGGTGTGTGTGTGTTCTGGGTGGGTGGGAGATTACTTGGCGGCCGGCATGGTGGTGACGACGGCGGTGTCGACGCGCTTGCCGGTGTGGATCTTCTTGATGAGGGCGCCGAGGTCGGGAGCCTCGAGCATCTCGAGACGGCCGGAGCGATCCTTGGCGGGGTAGCCCCAAGCGTTCTGCTGCTGGCAGCAGAAGGCGCGGTACAGCTGGCCGTCCTCGGTCTTGAAGTTCTGGAGGGTGATGACTTGGTCGAAGATGCCCGGCAGTTCACGGCCGGTCTTCGAGCCTTCGACCTGCGGGACCCAGCTCACGCGCTTGAGGTCGTCCACTTCCATGTCGAGGATGCCCGACACGACGATGGACTTCGGGGCGTGCTGGAGGTGGGTAAGCCAGCGGATCATCTCCTGCCCGAGCAGACCGTAGGCGCCGCGGGTGTCCGGCTTGCCGTCCTTGTTGAACGTCTCCGGCTGGACCTTGCACCACTTGAAGCACTCGCGGGACGCGACGGTGATGGAGTCGATGAAGATCGTCTCGTACTTGGAGAGTTCGATCGGGGCAAACGCCTTGGAGACGGCGTCATAGACCGGCTTGGAGTAGGCTCCGTTGGCGTCGCTAGGGTCGTGGCCGCCGATGTACAGGGCGAGGGCGCGGGCGATCTCCCAAGGGTACTTATTGTACTCCTGGGCGATGGCGCGGACGTCGACCACGTCGCCGGCCCAGTCCTGGATGGCGAGGGTTCCGGCCTCGAGGTCCACGAACAGCGTCGACTTGGGGTCGAGCGTGCGGGCCTGCGTGGTCTTGCCCACGCCGGCGGGGCCGAACAGGGCGATGTTGACTTTGGGGACGAGCTTGAGGCGCTCGTCGGCCTTGATGATTTTGATCATGTGTATGGGGGGAGAGTTAGGAAGCGAAGGTGAACTTGGGGTCGGAGTACTTGACGGTCCGGGCGTCGATCAGCTGGTCGAGCAGCTTCTCGTCGCGGACGGCGTTGAACGCCTTCTCGGGGACGGAGAACTTGATGGCGAAGGTCCGCTGCACGACGTCGTAGGGGAGCGTGCGGGCGATCTTCTCCAGCTTCTCGCTGTCCCACTCGCGGCGGGCCGTGATCTCGCCGACGAGCTTGACGCCGTCGACCTCGAACGTGAGCTGGCCGTGCTGCTTCTCCATGGACTGGAGATGCTCGGACAGCTTCGCGTTGAAGCGCGTGCGAAGCTCCTGCTGGACGAGGTCCATCTGCTCCTTGGCGGAGTCGATGATGGCCTGCTGGGTGGCGGCCGCCTCGCGGAGTTCGAGGACGGTCAGTTCGGTGACGGCCTTAACGGCCTTGGTCTTTTTGGACTTGGTGGTCATGTCGGTGGGGGGAAACTTCCTTGCCGGCGTTGGGGGCCGAGCGGAGGACAAAGGCGTTGAGGTCGAGCGGGCGGCGTTCGTGTTGGGCAAGCTCCATGAGCTGAACGATGCGGACAGCCGGGATGTTGTCCCGCTCCATCCACTTCTCGATCGTCTTCACCGAGAGCTTGAAGCCGCGGGCTTCGAGGCGGCGGTGCAGTTCGCCGCGGCCGCCGAAATGGGCGACGAGCTTGCGAGTATCGATGCGGCTGGAGTTCACGTTGGGACCGTTTGGATGAGTAGAGTTCTGCCTACTTCCTGTCGGTCGTCAACGTCTAAAAAACTTTTTTTCTGAAGCCTTGACCGCCCCACAACATGTAGGGATTGTTACTGCCCCAACATGCCCAAAAAGAACAACGGTCCCCGGCTCGACCTCAATGAAGCCGGCATCTACGAGATCCGCTGGACTGAAAACCGCCGCTCCAAGCGCAAGACAACCGGCACGTCTGACCATGCGGCCGCCCAGGCCGCGCTTGGCCGGCACCTGCTTGGCCTTGCCAAGGAGAAGAAGGTCAACGCGTGCAACGTCGCGTCGGTGCTGTCGACGTATCAGACTGAACATGTCGATCAGCGCGTCGTCGACAAAGATCGACAGGAAGACTGCATCGCCGTCCTCACGGCCGGCCTTGGTCACCTCGATGTACAGCAGCTGACGCCGGCGTCGATCCTCGAGTACCGCAAGGCTCGGGCGACCGGGAAGGTAAACGGCCACAGGGCTGGCGACGGAACGCTCCGCCGGGAGCTGAACTGCCTCATCGCCGCCATCAACCACGCGGCAAGGCACCGCCGTATCCCGCAGGCCGAGGTGCCGCACATTGCCTTGCCGGAAGCCCCTCCTCCAAAGGACCTGTGGCTGACCGAGGGGCAGCTCGACACCTTCCTAGAGGTGGCGTCGAAGCTTTACCCGGGCGACCGCCTTTCCCGCCTGTACAGGTTCGTAGTGATCGCCGCGGAGACGGCCGCCCGCAAGAACAGCGTGGTCACGCTCCGCTGGTCGCAGATCGATCTCCAAGCCCGGCTCATCCACTACCAGAACGACGGCAACGCCAGGACGAAGAAACGCCGCGTGCCTGTGCCGATGTCCGACCTCGTCTTCGAGGTGCTGTCCCGGGCATGGGCGGAGCGGACGCAGGACGATTGGGTCCTAGATACGCCGTACTCCATCCAACACCATTTTGAGATGTTGGTGAAAACGGTCGGAGCTGGGTTCGATGGGGTGACGCCGCACACCCTTCGGCACACATGGGCTACCCAGGCCGCTCGAGCCGGCGTTCCGCTTTTTGAGATCGCCGGCGTACTTGGCGACACTCTGGCGACGGTTATGCGTGTGTACGCCCACCATTGCCCCGACCACCTTCGCGGGGCTGTGAACTTCCGCGCCGCACGAAACGCATCGCAAGAGCTATTGCGATAAGGATAAGTGCGACGCTGAACACACCGACGACCTTTTCGGTGTCCTCGAAGCCAAGACGTGCGTTCTCCAGCATACCCTCGGCTTTCTTGTTGTCCGCCTTGATCGAGTCTTCGGTGATGATGACCGCCATGGTCATTGGGTCTGTCAGCGCCATGCGGATGTCGGCCATGATGAACCACAGCCTGGCGCAAATGAGGGACGCCATGATGAGCGTCCCAACCATGGCGACCTCGAGGGCCGGGAGCTTACCTCTTGGATCGCCGGCCACGGCTGGCTCCTTTCACCTTTGCGACTTCCGATTTGCCCTTGGCCTTTACCCACTCGATTGCAAAGTCGACGATGTGGACGGCGGCCGCTCCGGCGACGCCTAGGCATGCGGTCTTCAGTCCGTCGGCCATCGCCACTTCCTTAAGTCCCTGGCCGACCAACCAGGCGACGATGCCGGCGGCCATGGTGTGGCGTGCGGCCTTGCCCCAGGTCATGTCCTCGTCGTTCGAGAGGAGGATCTTGGCGACCATGCCGGCCATGCCGATGATGGATGCTGTGAATCCACCCTGCCGAAGGTGATCTAGGATGGTCATGCCCCCGCCGGAGTCGTCCACAGGTTTCATGCCTTTTTGCGGTAGCCTTGGCGCCACAGGACCTCGGCGATGTACTTGGCTCGATACTTCACCTTGCGTTCGGACATCTTCCAATCCGCAAGATGTAGGGCTTCGTGGACCATGACCTCGAGGGATCCCTTCGCGGTGGCGATGTCGGGGTCGATCTCGATCGTGTTGTCAGCCTTGCACGCAAGGCCGCCGATGTTTCCGGGGAGCGGCCGCACGATGACTTTAGGGTTGGGGCGTCTCACGGCGGAGGTAGCGCCACGTCTTGATGGCGACGAACACGACGACGTCGGTACCCAGGAACGCTAGCAGGCCGATGATGACCCACTTCATCTCGGCAAGATCGATGATCCATGGGGCAAGAGTAGTGATGCCCATGCCGGCGGCTATGACCAGGCCGGCGGTGAGCTTTGAGATGTTGAGCCAGGATCCGAACAGAAGGGCCAGGACGCCCACGGCGACGGCACCTGCACCGACCTTGGTCATGGTGCTTACCGCCTCGGCCTTGCGGGCCTGGATAGCCGCCTTCTCGGCGGCTTCGTCGGACGCCTTCTTCGCAGCCTCGGCCTTGAGCCGGGCATCACGCTCGGCGGCGACGCGCGCCTCCAGCTCGTCCGTCTTCTTGTCGAGGGCTACCTTCTCGGACCGGAGCCGGTCAAGCTCCTTGGTGTCCGGCTTCAGCACAAGGCCCTTGAACTTATCGACGTCCTTGGCGGACGGCTGCCCGGCAAGGCTGGTCAGCCCGGTAGTCGCCGAATCGTAGAGGGACATGGCAGGAGCTGGCCCTGTGATGTTTGGCCGGATCGCGAGCAGGATGGCCGCGTCCTCGATCACCTCGTTTTGCCAGACGTCGAGCAGGGCGGTCTGCTGGACCGGCTCGGACGGCGGCGCTACAGGAGGCTGGGGTTGCGTCGAGACGCATCCCACCAGCAGCAACGTCGCGAGGAGGGCCTTCACTTCTTGAACTCGTCGGCGATGGACTTGGCCTTGGCTTCGATGGCCTGGGCTTTTGCGGCGTTGTTCCGGTAGGACAGCGCGCCGACGGCTACGCCGGCGAAAAAAGACAGGGTGACGAGGATGAATGTAATCATGTCATCCTCTATGCTGTTGGTCGGTTACCCCCAGTCAAACAACCACGTCCCTACACTTTAGGGGTACGCTTTGCAGACTGCTTGGCTACCCATGTGGCTACCTTCTGGAGCTGCTTTGGCGTGGCGTTGTACTTGATCATGTTCGCCAGGTAGCTGATCACGGTGACGTTGCCAGGGACGTACCCGAGCTTTGGGTTAAGGCGGTCCAATGATGGCGAGCTGTTGCGCCGCCTGCGTCCGGTCCCCTGTTTAAGACGTAGCCCCAGAACCGGGCAACGTTTAGGGATCCGGATGTCCGCCTCCGTGATAGAGAAAGGTACACCTAGCGTCCCAGCCCTCTGCTTCGCAAGCTGATAGAGGACGCGGGCTGGATTGGCAGCGCGATACTGCCGTACCCACTCGAGCCGCTCTTCCCTTGTCTTTGCTATGTTCGTCTAGCGCCACTTGCCGCTCCGCAAGAGCAGGCCGATGACGCCGTAGTTCGCGAGGTCAGCCCAGGAGTCGACGATCGACTCGTTATTGGCTTCGCCGTCTCCCTTCATCTCCTTGGTGAGGAGGTTCCGGATGCGGCTGACCTTGTCCTGGGTGCGTACCATCACGCCCAGTTCGCCGTTGAGGCTGATGTTGCTGCTTCCGTAGTCCTGCTGCTTGCGGTCCATGAGGAGGGCGAGCGGAAGGATGGCGCGGAGGTATTCCCGCCCCATCTCGGTCTTCAGACCAAGGTCGGAGTGCAGCTTGTCGGCCAGAACGTCGGTATCAATGTTGGGCATTGCGGGAACATGATGGAGGGCGACTCAACCGCGAGTCAACATTTTTGCAGGCAAATAATCGCTATTCGGGATTATTCCTTCACAAAGCTGTCCCGCACATCCTTTTGGCGCATGACCTGGTTAGCCATGAACCCGAGGAAGGGGTGGGCCGCGGAGAACCCTCCTACCACGGCCGTCTTGAGGCCGAGGTTGTAGACCTGCTTCCGCATGGCCTCCTCCTTGGTTTCGCCGTCCTTGACCCAGCCGGCCGCGGCGGCCGCAGTCTTGCCGAGTGACTCGATGGCGGGTCCGACCGGGAGCTGTCCGCGGTTGATGAACTTGGCGAGGTACTCGACCTTGGCGCCGAACATGCCGGCGTACGAGGCGTCGTCGAAGAGCTTCTGCTCGTCGCTCATCTTGTCGCGTTCGTCGGTGCCGTCGGTCGGCCAGAGGGCGCCGACGATCTGCTTGCCGGCTTCGGCGGCCAGGATGGCGAGAGGGGCGGAGACGAGCAGCGGCACGGCCAGGCGAGCGCGGTCGAGCATGGTGATCTGCTCGCGCGGGTTCGCGGCGGTCTTGGCCTTGCTGTACATCGCGTCCTTCACCAGGTTGGCGTAGGCGTACGAGTAGTTCATCAGCTGCATCAAGAACTTGCCCTCGATCTTGTCGGAGCTGTCGATCTTGAGTGACGGGTCGGACTTGATGGACATGCCGTTCGACATGCGCTGCACGGCCTGGCGGTAGAGGAACGCCATTCGGTCGTTAGCCATGATGGCCTTCTGGTAGTCGGCGTCGGACTTTCCTTCCAGGCCCATGACGAACTGGGCAAACGCCTGGTGTTCGGCTTCCGGCACGCCGTTCTCGTTGAGGATGATCCTCGACGAACCGGGGGCGGTGGCGTCGATGCCGAGCTTCTTGAAGAACTTCTGGATCGGCGCCTCGCCGAGCATGAAGCGGACGTTGTCGCGGATCGCGAGGCGGGCGATGCCGACCGACGCGGCGACCTTTGCATGCTCGGTCTGCTGCATGAGGTTGGCCTGCTGCGTGCGCTGGATGACCCAGCGGGCTAGCTGGCTGCCGTTCTCCTCGGTGTAGTTCCAATGGGCGTCGAGGAAGGAGTGTTCCATCTCGCGCTGGAGCAGGCCGAGCTGCTCGGCCATCGCCTCGTTGAACGACTGGGCCATGCCCAGGCGGGTGCCGAACGCCTTCTCGATGCGGGCATTCATTGCCGGGCTGGGGCGGGACAGCGCGCGGACCGTGCCGACCCAGGTTTCCGCCATGGCGCGCAGACCGAGGTACGGATTACCGGTGCGGATGCCGTAGCTGACCGGCTCGAGCAGGATGTTGTTGACGAAAGAGAAGCCAAGGAAGGAGGCGGCGACCACGGCGTTGGACCAGTCGATGACCGAGGCGGCCAGCTTGGAGTGACGCTCGACGCCGTAGCCGAGCGTGCGGCGGACAAGGCCGGCCGTCTCCTCGATGGTGTCCATAGGCACCTTCTCCGCCTGGAGGTCGGCGATCATCTTCGTGAACTTCTCGCCCTTCGGGCCGAAGCGGCGTGCGACCTCGGCGGCCTTTGTGGCGCGGCCGATGTAGGCGAGCGTGATGCGGTCGATGTCCTTGGACAGGAACTTGGCTGCAAGCTGGGCTTCCTCGTCGGTGAACTCGCGGGCCTTCGTCGACGACGGCATCTCGGATTGCTCGGGCATGGCCGCGCTGTTGAGCTGCACCTGGTCGACGTTGCCGTTCTTGATGCGGAAGGCCCATTGGCTGGCAAGCTGCTGGTACTCGGCGTCGCTCTTGACAGGTTCGCCGAGGCGGATGTCTCGCTGGCGGTACATCTCGGCGGCGGCGTCCATGAACCCCTGCGGGTCGGCGTCGATCGCCTCGGGGCTGTAGACGCGGGGGAAGTAGTTGCCGCCGCGGTCGCCCATCTCGATGCCGGCGGCGCGCTGGTAGGCGAGCAGCTCGCCCATCATCTGTCGGTACTGGGCGACGGCCTTGGCGACCTTCGGGTCGGTCGGCTTCTTCTCGCCGGTGACGTAGTCTCGGAAGTCCTCGTCCCATTGGCGGCGCTGGTCTTTGGTCATCTTCGAGAACTCGGACGCGAACGGCTCCAGGATCTTGGCCCAGGCGTTGGCGAACTTGATGCGTTCCTCGCGCATGCGCTGCGGGATCGAGCTGACCTCGCCGGTCGCCTCGGCGCCATCCTTGGTGTGGAGCAGGTTCGCCAGCGCGCGCAGCGTCTTGGACTGCGGGTTGCGCGCGGCGTTCTGCCAGATCTTGTCGGCGCGGCTGGAGAGATAGCGGACCGTGGCGATGTCGAAGGCGTTCTGGCGGATGGCCTGGGAGTCGATCCAGACCTGCTTCGCGAAGGCTTTGAACTTCTGTCCGTAGGTCTGGACGAACTGCTTCGACCAGCGGGCGAATCCCATGGCGAGAGCGGCGGCATCTTTCGAGAGGCGGTAGGCCATCGCGAACAGGACAGGCGGGGTCGGGGAGTGCAGCCTAACTTCGCCGGGCTTGCCGAGATGTTCCTCCTCGATCTTGTCGAGGAACTCCTTGACGGCCTGGGGCAGGCTCTTCGGATCCTTCTTGGCCTGGTCTTGGAGCTGGGTTGCCGGAGTGTTCTCCGTGGAGGTGGACGCTTCGGCTTCCGGATTGGGGTTGCGCAGATTCTTCAGCTCACGCTCGACCTGGCGTTCGTTCTTCGCCTCGCGTGCCTTGATCTGCTCGCGCAGCCCTTCGGCCTTGGTGTTCAGCTCGGCCATCCTGGCGGTGTCGCCGGCGGCCTTGGCCTGCTTGATCTCGCCGTTCACGCCCTTGAGCGTGTCGATCAGATTCTTAAGCTGGCCGTCGGCGGCGGAGATCTTGCGTGCGAGACGCTCACGTTCCAGGCGGTCGACGGATTCAGTCAGCTCGGGCTTGAGACGCTCGGCGGCCTTGTTCTCGATCTCGTCGGCCAGGGCTTCGGCGCTGACGCCACGGCTGGCCGCGCTGGCGGCGGTGTCGTAGTCGGTGACCGGGAGGATGGACCGAACGTCGGCGTGCGGGCGGGCATCCTCGCCGACGAAGCGCATGAGAAGCAGGTCCGGCTGCGCGTTGTTGAACCGGGCGAAGGTCGCGCGGTCCCAGTTTGCCGGAGCGTACTTCTCGTCGAACGGAACGCGGGCTACGGCTTCGAAGCCGCGGCGGGCGTAGGCTTCCGGTAGGATGGTGTCGAAGCAGGAAAGGTACTTTGCCTTGCCGGTATCGAGGGCGGCCTGGAGCAGGTCGCGCGTGGCTTCCGGGCGGGCGTCCGGGTGGGCGACAAGGCTGCCGATCTCGCCGTCCGGAGCGATGGCGACAACGGCCTCGCCGTCATGTGCGACGATGAGCGTGTGGCCGACGTACTCGTCAGCCGACTTGGCGGTTACCTGCGCACCGAGCGGGTGGGCTTCTTGGTTGCGGCGGACGATGTCCGCGAAGGTCTGACGGTCCTCGGCGGAGTCGGTTAGAACCCGAACGCCTTGAGGTCCTTCATCGCCTCCTCGACGCTGTCGTACTTCCCGCTCGCCACCAGATCCTCGGCCGTCGGACGCAGGAGTTCCGCGTTCGACTTGAGCTTGTACCCGCTTTTCGTCGAGCTGCTTGAGCTGGTCGCCGTAGCCGGATTCTTCGAGGAGCTGTCGGTATTTTGGGTCATCGGTGAAGAGCGTGGCAAAATCCGGGGTGGATGCAATGTCATTATCGCTTACCAGCCCCAGGTTCACAACCTGCTGCACCGTCTTGCCCTCGGCGACCGCCTTTTCAAGCACGGTCTTGGCCCAGGACCAGACGGTTTCCTGCACCTGGTCCGGGGTCCAGGACTTGCCGGTTTCAAGGGTGAGCTTCTCGGCCGCGCGGCGGCAGAGGGAGGTCATGGCGAGGTAGCCAACGCCCTTTCCAGGGTCGGTACCGGCGGTGTTGGCCGAGCCGCCGAAGATGGCCTGGTCGACGTAGGCCCAGTTCGCCATCCAGGCGTCGGCCGTTACGGCGGAGAAAATGTGGCGGAGGTTCAGCGAGAAGCTGTTCACCTTCGGGCCGGAGATCGTGAGGTTCTCCGGGTTGGTCGACGACAGCGCGCGGATCGAGTTGTTCTTCCAGGCGTCGAGGACGGAGTTCTCGCCTTTGTCGCCGATCACGGATTTGCCCATGATCCGGAGGATGGAAGCCTCGTCGGTCGGGCGGCCCTCGTTGACCCAGGTGCGCCAGACGCGGAGCGTGTTCTCGAGGTTAGCCTCGACGCTGGTCTGCGGGGAGAGTGCGGCAAGCAGCGCGGCGAAGCGGTGGCGGTCCTTGCCGAAGATCAGCTTGATCGCCTCGGCGGAACGCCAGTACCACTTCTTCTTCGGCTTGCCGGCCATCGCGGCTGCTGCGGCCTGGTCCACGGTAGGCAGGGCCTTGGTGGCTTCTGCAAGGCCGGTCGCGGTGTTGGACTTGATGCGCGCGCGTTCATCCGGCGTAAGGCCGGCGAGTGCATCGTCGAAGTGGCGACGTAGGGAAGGCGACTCGATCTTCGCCCGGAGGGCGTCCATCTTGGCCTTCTCTTCCTTTGACATGGCGCCGGTGTTTCCGTCGCGGCCGGTGAGGTCGCGCATGACGTTGTTCGTCACTTCGGCTTCGTTGCGGCCGCCGAGGGCGACGGCCTTGTCCCAGACGGCGCGGGCGTTGTCCTTGACATACTGCGGGGCATCACCAAACGGATCGGTCGCCATCCACTTCTTGAACGCGGCTTCGCTAGCTGCGGCTGCGTCCTTGGCCTTCTTGTCGAGATTGTGCAGGGCGAACATGCCTGCTTCGCGGACGTACGAGGCTTCGACCTCGCGAGCCGTGCTGGATTCCGGTCGTCCTTCGGAAAGGGCGGCTTCAGCCCTGGCGATGATCTCGCCCTTGATGTTCTTGATCGTCTCGCTGTGCGTCTTGCCGAGCAGGCTCTTGGCCTTCTCGTAAGCGCCATCGAAGAACTCCGCGGCGCCTTCGCCGAACTTGCTGACGAACGCCTTAAGGGCTTCGGCTTTGCCTGGAAGGTTAGCCTTGATTCCAAGCTCGGCTGCCCATTTGACGCCGTAACCGATGGCGATCTTGATCTTGCCGTCGGCGACCTGTCCTCCGGTCGAGCCGAAGACGGTGCCATTCTTGCTGCCTTGGCTTCCCTTTCGGACGTCTTCCCTGCCTTCTGCGATCTGCTGTTCGCCCCAGTTCTTCGCACGCTCAAGGATGCCCTTACGCTCGGACTCCTGCTGCTTGGAGAGGATCTGATCGGTGAGTTCGGCGTGGACCTGCCGGCTGATGACGCCCAGCTCGAGCTGCTTGTCGATGCGGGCGAGCTGCGCCTCCGGGGTCTGCTGCGGGTTGACGGCCGGAGCAGGCTTCGCCTCGGTGGTGGTCGCGGCCGGAGCGTCGGCCTTGTCGGCCGCTTCGCGCAGGTTGGTGGCTAGGTCGTTCAGTCCGTCGATCAGCGAGCCACGGCCGTCGAAGGTGTCCTCGCGGCCGGCGTTCTCGATGTTGTCGGCCTTCTCCTGGTGGTCTTCGGCCAGGCTTTCGGCGGCGTCAGCAAGCTCGCGCGCCTTCTTGGCGAACTCCTTCGGGTCCATGTTCTCGACGCCGTCGAGGAGAGCGTCGGCGCGGGTGATGATGCCGTTCTTGCCATTGACCTGCTTGTCTGCCGTAGCCTGCTCCTGGGCGGATCCTTCGATGTCGTCGCGGAGGATGTCGTAGGCTTCGCGGATGTGAGTGACGTGGGCCGGCTCTTCGGCCTGGGTGTCTTCCTTTGGGGCGGCCGCGGTGGGCTGCGTCTGCTCGGCGGGAGCGGGCTGGCTTTCGGCCGCGGGAGCAGGAGTGGTGGGCTGTTCTTCGGCCGGAGCGGCAGGCTGCTCGGCTACAGGGGCGGCAGGCTGTGCTTCCGCTGCCGGAGCGGCTTGCGTTTCCGCGGCCGGGGCTACATCAGTCGCGGTCTGCGCGGCCGGGGTGGCCTTCGCGCGGGGCTGCGGCGGGTAGGTGAGCGGGAGCTTGTTCTTCCGCTCGTAGGAGGAGATGTCCTCCTTGCGGAGGTTGAACTGCGCGCGGAGGCGCTGGGCCTGCTTGCTTCGGCCCTGGCCGGCAGCCTCGAGCTTGGTGATCTGCTCCTTGAACGCGGCGGCTTCTGCGCGGGCCTTCGTGATGCCTTCCGGCTCCGCCTTCGGGGCGGCTTCGGCCTGCGGGGCAGGGGCGGCGGCAGGCGCCGGCTCCGGACGAGCCGGACGAGCGATCGGCTCGGGGCGGGGCTGCGACTGGGCGAGGATCGCCTCGATCTGGTTGTTGATGTTGTTGAGCCGCCTTTCGAACTGCTTGGTCGACTCTCCTCGGCGGGAAGCCCGGTCGCGGTTAAAGGTGGCCTTGTCGCGCTGGGCTACGAGCGAGCGGATCTCGCCTTGCTGGTCGCGGTAGAGGTTCTCCCAGCGAGGGTCGGCCTGCGGGTCGAAACTGGCGCGATTGGCACCAGGCGCCGGCGTGGGCTGCGGCGACGGAGCGGCCGCCTGTTGCGGAGCAGGCTGTGCCTGCGGCTGGGGCTGGGCGGCCTGGGGTGCAGGGGCGGTAGCCGGTTCAGCTTGCGGAGATTGCGGGGCCGTAATCTCCGCAGGATTGCGTAGATTAGGACCGGCCGCCGGCGTTGTCTGCTGCTGGCCGCGGAGCTTGGCGGCGTCCTCGCGAAGGCCGGCGACGAAGGACGAGGTGGGCTTGGCCGCGGTCTGCTGCGCGGCTGGGGCGGGCTGGGCCGCAGGAGCGGGTTGAGCTTCCGTGGCAGGTGAAGCCTCGGTCTGTGCGGCTACAGGGGCAGGAGCAGCCGGCTGGGCTGACGGAGCAGAGGAAGGACGCAAAGGACGCTCGCGCGGCGTTCCGTCGAGGTTGTGCGTCTGGCCGTACTTCTTTACCCACTCCTGCGCGGCTGTAAGATAAGCCTGCATCTGCTCCGTCGTGCTGGTCGCCCTGTCCGGCATAGCCGGATACGCGGGGACGTTCCCGGACTGTGGGTTGGCTGCCTGGGTTGGCTGCGCGGCCGGAGCGGGCTGTGCCGGAGCGGCAGCCTGGGGCTGCGCAGCCGGAGCTGGGATGGCGTTGCCGACGTTCGCGTTGGCTGCGGCAAGCTCTGCGGTCTTGGCGTCGAGGGCAGCCTTGGCTGCAATCTCGGCTCGCAGGGTCGCCTGGAGTTGATCCCTTGCGGCGGAGGCTTCTGGAGAGTTCTCGCCGGATTCAGCCTCGACGGCCGCAGCATTCTTGTACGCCTCTTCGGAGGCGGCGCGGGCGGCTTCGTGATCTGCCTCGAGCTGGCGGCGTTCGACCTCGAGCTGAAGGGGATCGGGACGAGCGGGAGCTGCTGGAGCGGTTTCTGCCGCCGGAGGTACAACGCCGGCACCAGGGACGATCGGCTCGGCTGCCTGGGCCTGGGCTTCGGCAGCCGGAGCGGAGACAGGAGCAGCCGGAGCAGCAGGAGCGGTCTGGCCGGCGTTCTCGGCGCGGGCCTGTTCGACGTTCGCTGCAATGTGCTTTGCCGCGACGTCTTCGGTTCCACCAAGGCCGAAGCCAAGGCCGCCGGAGAGCAGGAGATCCTGCGCGGATGTATCGACGCCCTTCGCCAAGTTGGACGCAAGGGTAGTACCCATTTCCTCGCCGGCTTCCTTGAGGCGACCGACGACCATTCGGGTGAGCAGGCGCTTCCCGCCAGGGAGTGCATGCATCAGTCCGCCAAGACCGGCGACTGCGGTGCCTTCGACGCCAGCCTCGAAGGCGGCGTCGCCCTGGGCCTTGACGTACTCCTGCTCGAAGTTTGTCGGGTTCTTGAGGGCGGCGTTAACCCAACCATCGACGTCCTGCATGATGTCGACGCCGTTTGCCTTACCCCACTTGTCGAGCTTCTCGAGGAGGTTGGCGTCGTAGGCCATGACGCCCGACGAGACGCCAGCGCCGACAAGGCCGGCTCCCTGCACAAGGAGTGAGCTGCCGCCAGATGCAGCAGCTGCGGCTGATGCGGCGGCTGCTGCTACGGCACCCTTGAGCGTACCGACGGACGACTCCGCGCCGCCTTCGGCAATGATCGGAATGAGGTTTGAACCGAACGCCTTCGTCGCGTTCCACGCACCCTTCGCCTGTTTGAACTCCTGCATGCCTGCGGTGGTACCGCGGGCGGCGTCCATGACCTCGTTAGACCGCTTGACCGCAAGCTTCATTCCCTCGATCTGCTGGTCGAGAATACTGCCATAGGATCTACTACGAAACTCACGGATCTTCCGGTTTTCTTCTGCGGTCAATCCAAGCATGCCACGGCCTTTAAGCTTGGCTTCAAGCTCCTGGCGTAGCGGTTCCTCCTCTGGCGTGATTGGGGGGAGTCCTAGCGCGCGGTACTGATTCCGCTCGCTCATCTTGCGGGCGAGGGCGGTGTAGAGATCCTGCTGCGTTGAACCTTCCCAGGACCGCGTGAAGGCGTCGTGGATCGCGCCGGTCTTACCTTCCTGTCCGAACGCGAACGCCGGCTTGACGATCGGGTCGTCCGGCTGGACGGCCTTGACGAGCGTAGGGCCGACGCGAGGCGTAGGCAGATTGGGAGAGAAAGCCTGCTGGCCCGGAGCAAAGGCGTCGGCTACGGAGACAGGCTTGTTGACCGGCATGCCGAGCATGACGCGGTCGACATCGGTTGGCTCGGGCTTCGGTTCTTGGGCAACGAGTGCGTCGAAGGGATTCGTTTCCTTCGTCGCCTCCTGCCGTACTAGTTCGTCAAAGGGATTGGGAGAGTCCATTGGTTACTGCCCAAGTACCTTTTGAGCAGCACCAGGACCGTAAGTCTGGTCGAACTTGGACGCAAGCGAAGGATCTTTGCGAAGCATTTGAATGGCCCCGGCGGAGATGGCTGGGTATGTCTTGCCTGCGGAGTTGGCAGGAGAGGCAGCCGGGAGGGTGCCGGCGGCGGGAGCAGGGAACGACGGAGCTGCGCCGGCAGCGGTTACAGCGGCCAGGGCGGAAGGGGGCGTGAAGCCCTCCAGGGTGATCTTGCCGTCCGGGGTGGAGGAGATGCCCCAGAACTTCGACTTCTGGCCCTTGATCGTCTTGCCGGTCAGACCGTGGTCGGCTTCGGACTTCCGCATGGCGGTGCCGAGGTCGTCGTTGCGCTTGACATACTCGAGGGCGCGTTCGGTAAGGGAACGTTTCTGGGCTGGGTCGAGCTGTTCCCAGACGCCTGGTTTTCCAAGGTTCTCGGAGAACTCCTTGCCGTAGAAACCTTCGATGGTGGTGCGGAGCTGGCCTTCGGCCTGGGCCTTCTTGACCGGGTCGGAGCCGTTGGCAGCAGCTGCCGCGGCACGGAGGGCGTCGTTGTTGATGTTTGCGTTGATGCGATTGATGCGGGCGTCCGTCTCGCGGGTCTTATTCGCCGTGTTCGCCTCGGTGGCGGTGACGACAGCGTCTGTCTTGCGGGTGTCATTCTCCGCCTTTGTCGTGACGGCTTCGCCCTGCTTCTGGCGCAGGTCTACCATAGCGTCGCCGGTCTTGGCGATCGTCTCGCCGCGAACCTTGTCGAGGTTGTTCTGCGAGGTGGTGCGGCTGGTGTCGTTGGCGGCCTGGGTGCCGAGCAGGCTGACCTTGGCCTGGCCTTCGGCGGTTACAGGTCCAAGGATTGGCTTACCGTCGGAGCCGAGCGTGACGACGTTGCCTCCGAGTTCATGCGCGCCACCAGCAATGGCGGCGGCGAGCGGATAGTTGAATGTGCCGTCCGGAGCGGTGAGCATGCGCTTCTGGCTGTCGCCCTTGACGTAGTCGTCGTAGGCGTTGGCCTGGCCGAGCAAAGGAAGAGCCGTTCCTACGTCGCCCTTCTCAAGGGCAATACGACCGCGGAAAGTGTTCTGGCCGTGGGCGATGTCCTGGACGCTGTTCGGACGAGCAGCACGGATGGCGGCGATCTCCTGCGGGGAATAACCTGCGGCTTCCAGGACGGCGATGCCGAGTGCGGTGTTCTGGTCTTCCACACCGGCGGCCTTGGCCGTGTTGTAGCGAGCCTCCGCGGCGAGGGCTGCTTGCTTGGCTCGGAGCGTGGCTCCTTCCGCCTCGACTTTCGGGTCGAAGAGCGATGCGATGTTGCTGAAGGTGCCGGCCCAGGCCGGATCGCCGGAGGTGGAGAGCTTCATTTAGGGAAGAGCTGGAAGGAAGCGTATGGAGACATCGGCGTTGCCTGTAGGCTTGGCATGAAGGCCCCGCTTGAGGTGAGGTGACCGCCAAGTCCATAGGACGCAGCCTGGTTGGCTGCTTCTTGGGCAGCAGTAGTGCCACCCCACCAGCCCGCACCAGCACCAAGGCCAGCGATGGTTCCTGCGACCTGTAGACCCTGGCCGAGCGTCTTCAAGCCGTCACCTCGGTGGCTGGCGGCTTCCATCTCGATGGGCAGCACGTCGGCTGATCCCTTGGAGAAGCCGGCGATGCGGGCGTGATCCTGCTGCGCTCGCGCGTTGGCGATCGCGTTAGCAAAGTTGAGGTCGTTGGCGGCAAGAAGAGAAGCCTTGGCTCCGCCCTGCTGACCGGCGTATCCAAGGTTCTTTGCCGCCTGGGCAGCACGCTCGGTTTCGATCACGGTATTGGCCGTCTGGTCGCCGGCTAGGTTCGCGCCGGTCGCCTCGACAGGCGCACGGACGCTGGCGGTGGCATCGGCCGCATCGGCCTTACGCTTGGCTAGAGCTTCGGCTTCCTGCGAATCCTGCGCGGACTTGTCGGCGTTCGCCATGCTCTTGTCGAGTACGGCGGTAGACTCGTCCTGGTAGCCCTTCTGGCGGATGCGTTCGGCTTCACGCGCGCCTTCCATGGCCTTCTGGGCCTTGCGCTGCCCAGCGACCTGTGCGGCGGTGCCGGCGGCGGTGAGGGCTAGACCGATTGCTACAGGATTGCACATGAGATGTTAGGTTCCGACGACGCGGGAGGCGTTTCGGTTATTGCCTCCGCCAAAGCCGAAGAAGTTACGATAGGCGTCAAGACCTGGACCTCCTGTGTAGGCACCGGCCTGGCGCGCGGCGGCGAGCTGGGCCGTGGTGTTCTGGAACAGGTTGGCGAGCGGGCTGAAGTTGTTCGCCTGGCTCTGGAGGATGCCCGCCTGGCGCAGAGCGTTCTGCGCGGCAAGGCCGGCGTCAGAGGTCATGTTGACCTGCTGGATGAGGTTGGCGCGCTGTTCCTCGACGTTCTGGCGGGCCTTCTGTGATTCAGCCGCGGCGCCTTCGTTCACCTGCTGGCGGGCGAGGGCGTTGTCGCGCATGAGGATACCGCCCTGCCGGGCGGCTTCGCTGGAGTCGGTCACGCCGTTGCGGGCAAGCGAGAATGCCAGCTGATCGGACGTCTGCTTGTACTGGTCGTTGACCTGCGGGAGCGTGAAGTCGCGGTACGCCTTCGCGCGGCCGTCGTAGAAGCTGTTATCGAACTTCCCGAACTGGGCGTTGATGTTGTCGACGCCCTGCTTGATGCGGGCCTGGCGCGCGGCTTCGTCAGCTCGCGCCTGGGCGGCTCCGCCGTCGCCTCCTCCACCTCCGCACATTAGTTGAGTTCCTCCATGTTAGAGTTCATCGAATGACTTGGTAGGTGGAGACAGCCCTGGCACCAGTACGCAATCCGTCGTACGGATTGCCATAGGTGTTGGTCAGAGAGGTCTGCTTCGGGTTGACGGCGAACAGGGACGACAGACGTCCGTTCTGCTGCTTCGTAGCCGTGAACGAGTTCGGATCATTGATGTCCGGCGTCTTGACCTCGTAGCCAAGTGCTTCGGCGTTGCGACGGACGGCGTCATTGAACTGCTCCAAGCCTGGCTTGAAGGGTCCACCGACGAGTCGGTTGTACTCGCTATTGGCCTCGATCTGTCGAGGATCTGGACTGCTGCCGCCGCCGAAGCACATGGGTGTTACTCGGATTGTGTGTTGGTTGGCTTCTTTGTCCAGCAATACACGAAGAACGTCTCTCCGTTCTTCCCATAGTTCGTCGCTTCCGACTCCTTGTAGGCACCGAGCTTCTCGAGCCATCGGTGGGCGACGTCGTGGGTCGAGATGCTGTGGGCTTCCAGGCGATGCCAGCCGGCCGCCTCGATGGCCGGGAAGAAGACCTTCCTGGCGAAGCGGTGGGCCGACATGCTGATCTCGTCGAAGCGGTCCGTGGCGAACATCCACAGCGTCCAAACGCCGGGCCAGCGCGGGACGGCTCCGGCGCAGACGATCGGCTCGCCGTCGTCGGCATGGCCGACGAAGCCATAGGTTCCGTATCGGCAGACGTTGGTGGAGAACAAGCTCGGCTCGTCGGACCACTCGGTGGCGTAGATCTCCACCTTATCCTTCTCGCGCATGTTCTGCACGACGTGGTAGACCCCCTCCGGGTAGATTTCAGTTACTCTCATTGAGCTTGAAATGGACGATGAGGTTGGCGAGTCGTGCGTAGCCGGCGGCCGTGCTGGTCATGCGGATGCCGACATGGGTACCCATGCCGACCGCCATGATGCGACCAAGGCTGAAGGTGGACTGGGTGACCGTGGTGATCGGGTCGCGGGCGAGCGGAGCAGCGGGATCGGTTCCGATCTGGACGCCCCATTGCCCCTCGATGGTCATGTCGACGCCCTCGAGCATCTTCATGTGGGCCGGCTTTCCGCCATCAAGATAAGGCAAGACGACCTCGACTACGGAGGCATCGTACTCGGCGTTGTTCGTGCCTCCGTACAGGTAGATGGTGTTGCCGGCGCGCGCGTACACGCGGCCGTCCTTGGTCGTGAACTTCGACACAGCGAAGCCCGGCTCGTAGACCGACCATGCCGCGACCTGGCTGTTCGGGAAGTACGAGAAGACGTAGATCTTGGAACCGAGGGCGATCCAGTAGCGGCCGTCGATCGGCTCGATGATGGCCGGGACGGCAGCCTTCTGGGAGTCGGTCATGCCGGCCAGGTCAGCCAGGATGAGGCTGTCGACCGGCGTGCCGACGTCGTTGACGACGGCCGCGTTCGAGGCGTCGCGCGCTCGGAGGCTGCGGACACCGCTGTCAGACAGGAAGAAGACGTCGATGTCTCCGACGGAGATGATGCTGCCGGCACCTAGCGCGCCGGTATTGGACAGCACCTGGCCCTGCTTATTGAGGGCAGGGTCGGTGTCGATCGCCCACACCTGCACGGTGCGGCGGCTGAAGGCGGCCAGATTGCCCTGGTAGAGGGCCAGGCCGGTCAGCACCTCGTTGCCGCCGTTGCTGTTCGAGAGGTTGATGAACCCGGCGCCGGTGCCGTTCTCACCCCAGCGCGTCGGCTGATTGACTCCGGAGAAGAACAGGCTCGAGCCGCTGGTGAGGTGGGCCTTGGTCTTGTAGGTGAGGGCGGAGATCGGCGTCGTGTTCGCGACGCGGGTGGCGCCCCAGTAGATAGGGTTCGCGGAGTTGAGCGTCGGCGTGGCGACGAAGGTGATCTTCACGCCGTTGGCGTAGCCGCCCAGCGTGTAGGTGACCTTCTTCGACACGGCGGCCACCGCGGCCTTGCCGCCGGACATCGGCAGCAGGGAGGTGATGGAGAAGTCGCCCTGCGTCGAGATGCTGATGATGCGGCCGTTCGGACCTGCGCCTGTCCCGGAGATGCCCTTGATGATGACTTTGCCGTCGGAGACGGATGCGACGTACTCGACCGTGGACGTGTAGTTGTTGATCGCGTTCGCGATCGCCGTCATCGTCGCCGAGTTCGAGGTCGTCCATTGGACGCCTGGGCCTAGGACTTCGACGCCGTCCACCTTGACCGAGGTAACCGCGTGGCGCACGCCACCGGCAAACGTCCCGCACTTGGCGATGAATCGACCGGCGTGGTACGGACTGGCCGTGATGGTCGAGATGGTGATGAGTTCCTGGATGTACGACGTTCCGGTTGGATCCGCGTTGAACTCGATCCATAGCTCTTTGCTGTTGTAGTTCTCGGGGTGATCGTCCGGGGAGATGACGGTGAATCCGCCGGACGAAGACGTTCCGCCGTAGTTGTAGGTCGCCGTGTATCCGCTCGTCGTCGAGTATGCGTTGATGTGGTAGGCGATAGAGTACGCCAGCATCTGGCTCGGATCGCTCCACGTCGGACCGGTCGGAAGGCTGGGCGTGTTGTAGTCGATGTAGCCTGCGGACAGGGAACCCAGGATGTTGACGCCGTCGGCGTAGATACCGGTGATGCCAGGCGTCGTGCTGATGCCGACCAGGTAGTTTTTCACCACCGTGGCGTTGATCGACTTCGACCCGCCGCTGACGATGAACGATCCTTGCGCGACGACCTCGGCGACGGCTTCCTTGTACTCCTGGATGGTGGCGATGGTCGCCGTCATCGGGCTGTCGACCGTCGCGGTGGCGGCGTAGTCGATGCCGGCAGGACCGGTGACCGTGACCGTGGCGCCGGAGGCGATTGCGGAATAGCCGTTGCCGTAGGCGTTGATGACGCCGGCCATGTGCGTCGCGGCGGCGGCGTTGCTGCCCATCGACGCGCGCGTGATGCCGTCTACGAAATCACCGATGAGGACGCCGTTGTAGAATGGGTAGGTCTTGCCGTCGGAGTACTTGGCAAGGACGAAAGGGTAGCCTCCGTAAAGCGTCGAGAAGACGACCTCGGTCATCGCCAGGCCGTCCGGGTGGTCGAGCTTCTGGTAGGTTACGCCTGGCGGCATCGCAAGCGGGCCGGCCGGGGCTGCGCTGGAGCCGAAGACGTAGATCGTGTTCGCCCCGGCTTCCATGCCAAAGGTGTTGGCCGGAAGCACGCCGAACTCGGCGAACTTCTTGCGCTTCTCGATCTCTCCGCCGCGGGAGATGTGGGCGTTCTTGAGGGTCTGGAGCGTGCCTGGCTTCGCGGTCAGCGGGTGCTTTCTGGTGTCCAGACCTGCCGAGAAGTTCTCTACGACGAGGTAGGCCATTAGGTCAGACCTTGGTGCTGGGGGTGATACGCGCGCCCTTCAAGCTCCAGACGTCGGCGTTGTCTCCGCCGCCGCCGAGCGTGAACACGTCGGTCTTGATGCCTTGGCCCTTGAGCTTCTGGAACAGGCGTTCCGCGACGGTAGACTTCGCCTGGGCGTCGTCGGACTTCGCGCGCGCGAGCAGCTCGGCCGCGGCGTACATGACGATGAGGTTGTCGTCGAGCAGGGCGACGTCCGCGTCGTTCGACATCAGCGGACACTTCTTGATGGCCTTGAAGCGGACGACACAGTCGTTGCTCGACGGCATAGGCCACACCTCGAACTGGTTGCCCTCGTAGTGGCGCCAGCGCGTGGGCGGATCCTGCATGTCGCCCTCGGAAGGGTCGGAGCTGTTGTACTGCTCGACGCCGATGCCGTACTCGAGCGGACGCCAGCTCGAGCTGTACTTGACGTGGGCCGACGTGATGCGACCGAAGTCGATCTCCGCGTCGAACGTGTAGTACCGCTGGTTGGCGACCATCTGCTCGTCGCGTTCGATGAACGCGAAGGGCCAGTCGAACGCTTCCCATAGCTGCTGCTGCACCCGGTTGAGGAGCTGCTTCAGCATGGGCAGGGAGTTGACTCCCATCGCCACGTTCGTGCTGGCGCCGATCTCGGCGCGCAGCTGGTCGACAAGAGCCGAGAGCTGGGTGCCGCGGGCCATGGCTTACTTCTTCTTGGAGGTTTCGGCCGGCTGCTCGACGCCGATGTCGACGAGGGTTCGCGGGAGCTTCGAGGTGACGCCCGGGAAGAGCTTCTCGAGGATCGGCGTGCCGTAGACCTTGTCGAGGCGGTCGCGTTCGACGGCTTCGGCGACGGTGCTGTCGGTGCGGGTCTTGGAGATCTCGACCACCGCGTCATGGCCGTGGATGGCCTTGAGGATGGGGATCTCGGGGATGCTGACTTCCTTGGTGACGGTGTTCTCGAGGGAGCCGGCGAGACGTACGGTGACTTGGGCGTATTCCATGGGTGATACCAATCGTGCCTGGGACGTCCTGTGTTGCAAGCAAAAGGGGGTGGCTCCTTGCGGAACCACCCCCCGGGGGACGCTACTGGCGACCGATTAGGCCACCTCGTAGACGCCGCAGCCGTTGAACTGGGTGCCGACGAGGCCGCCGGTCCAGGTCATGGCGCGGTACAGGACGTACTGGTCGTGCGGGCGCGCCGGGCTGTGGGTCTTGTTCTCTTCGCCGTCCATGACGTAGAGGCTGATCTTGCTCTCGTCGATGAAGTAGGCGCGGTTCGTGAAACCGAGGTCGTCCAGGGTAGGATCGTAGACGAACTCGCCGACGCCGGTCATGGAGATACCGGCGACGCCGATGTCCGTCATGCCCTTGGAGAAGCCGTTCTGGGTGAGGACACCCTTCGAGGTGATCTCGAGGTCGAGCTTCTCGAGGAAGCCGGAGCCGCAGAGGACCAGGGAGGGCTTGCCACCGAAGCGGGTCAGCTGGCGGTACTCCTTGCGGAGGAACTCGCTGATCTTCTGGGAGCCGGAGACGTAGGTGATCTTGTTCGCGCCGACGGCCGAGCGGTTGCGCCACTTGGCGTTGGTCGCGCGGTCGATGCCACCGACGATGCCGGTCGCCGGAGCGTCCGTGATCATCGAGAGCAGACCGGGGACCTGCTTGGCGTCCTGGGTGCCATCCTTCCACAGCATGTCGTTGAAGGACTTGGCCCAGCCCTCGTTCATGTCCTTGAGCTTCTCGTCGAGCAGGCCGGTGAGGACGGTGACGTCGCGATCGGAGTGCTTCGAGGTGGATTCGCCCGAGGTGCTGTCGACGACGGACAGGCCGTCATGCTTCAGCTCGGTGAGGGTCAGCGAGATACCAGCGTGGATTTCCTTCCAGGGGAAGGAAGCGCGCTTGGTGTTCGCGGGGTTGGCGTACGAGACGGTATCGTTGTGCGTGAAGCCAGCGATAGCGGTGGTGTAGTCGAAGACGACCGGCACCGTGATGTTACCCTTGCCGCCCGGGAAGGTCTTCTTCTTCTTGGCGAGAGCCTTGAGAAGGGGCTTTTCCTGGATGGACTGGGCGAGCGCGCCACCCTTGATGTTGTAGTCGAGGGCGGAGGCGGTGATGTTAGCGAGTTCAGCGACCGTGAAGGCCATGTGTGTGTTCTCTGGTTATGGGGGTTAGCGGGATTGCATCACGCCGAGCAGAACCGCTTCTTTCAGCGACTTCGGCACAGCGTTAGCGTTGGCGGACGACGTGGCGCTGGACACCGTGGTGACAGGTCGACGCTGGGGCGCGAACCGGGAGAGCCGTTCCTTGATGATCGAATGAGCGCGCTCGACGAGCGCAAGGGCCTCCTTCGTGGTCGACGGTTTCTCGGACGCGAGCATCAGCTTGACCTGGTCGATGACCAGATCCTGTTTGGCAGACCAATCGGGATCCTTGACCTTCATCTGCTGTTCCCAGTTAACCACCGCGCCATGGATGTCAGCCTGCACCGAAAGGGCATGCTGTTCCGCGGCGTACTGTTGGCGCTGCGCTTGAAGGTTCTTCTCGGCCTTGAGGGCCGCGAGTTCCTTCGCGGTCGCGTCGTCGATGTAGCCCTCCTCCAACTTCTTGGAGATGTCTTCGGGGAGCTTTTCGCCGACGAACTCGTCGAGCTGCGCCTTGTAATGGCTGATCCGCTTATGGGCTTCCGCGGGGTTGGTCTTCATGAGGGCCATGATCTGGAACCCTTCGATGACCTCCTCGTTGGTCAGCCCATTTTGCGACATGAAAGTCGTGATCTTCCGGTATTCACCGGCGTCCGAGCGGTATGCATCCCTCTCGGCAACGACTTCCTTCCAGCGTGGGTGGTTATGGAACGGCAGCTTCTGGTCTGCTTCGGCGCGGGCCTTGTCCTTCGCAGGGTCGTCCAGACCTGGCGCAGGGGACTTCGCATCCTTGGCGGAAGCTCCGTTGGTTTCCACGGTGGACGAATCCGCGTCAGCCGGCTTTTGAACGGCGCGTTTGACGGCGTCGAGCAAAGAGGTCGGCTTCTTGTTAGCGTCCTGGTCGCCCGCTCCCGACGAGAGCTGGCCTTCTTGTTTAGCGTCGGCTTCCTTCGCGACCGTTTCCGGAGGCGGGGAAGAAATGGGTTCCGCCGGCGTGGTGGCCTGCGGCTCGGTGATAGGGGCTTCGGGTGCCGCCTGGTTGGTGGTGTCGGTGTCGGGCATCGATGGATACTGTAGGGTACTGTTCCTACAAAATCAACTATTCGGCATCTGCACCCCTTGGTCCCGAATCTGGGCGGGGGATGGCGGTGGCGTAGGACCATCCGCTCCGGGCGCGCCGGCGGCGGGTGCGACGTTGTTCGCGCCGGCTCCGCCCTGTGCGTTTGGGTCGCTGGCAGGATCGCCGGTGGCGACCTGCTTCTGGGCGTTCTGGGCGACGATCGATGGCAGGGCCGCACGGATGGCGTCGGTGACGTCCAGGCCGTCGTCGAGGCGTGTGATCGCCTGCTTCGCCAGCCACTCCGGGTTCATGCCGGGGATCTGGAGCAGGATGGGGGCGAGACGTTCGAAGTTCTGGATCTGGAGGGCCTTGTTCGGTCGGCCGTTCGAGCCGGCTTCCACCTCGAGCATCAGCTCCTGGGCGATCTCGTTGGCGGTCAGCTGCGGCCAGACGGCGCCGGGGCCGGCGATCTTCTGGACCGTGGCCTGGTCCATCTGCTCGAGCAGGACCTGGCCGGTGGCGCGGGCCAGCTCCGAAAGGAAGTCCTCGATGTCGTCGACGTTGGACGACAGGCTGGACATGCGGCTGCCTTCGGCGACGGACACCTCGGTGGCCGTGGACGAGCTGGTGCCGCCGATGTTCGCCTCCTGCGAGCCGACTACGCGCATCATGTCGTCGAGCAGCATCGTGGTGTCGTACAGGCTGGCGTCGATCGGAGAGTGTTGGACCGGCTGGAGGACGGAGTTCACCGCCTGGCCGGGCTGGAGGTTCTGGAGCTTGATGACAGCGTTGGCCGGGTGGGACTGGAGGTTGACCTGGTCCTTTTCGGACAGCGCGCCTTCGTAGGTGACGTAGACCGGGCGGTTGGCGAAACGCTGCTCGCGCAGGCCCTGGCGCGCGCGGTTGTACTCGCGCTGCACCGGCATAAGCAGGCGGACGTCGGACAGCGGGTAGATGTCACGCTCCGACTCGACCTCATTGAAGATGAGGGTGAAGAAGGGCCAGAACCGCTCGAGGTTCAGCTCGGGGCATTCCGGCTCCTTGAGGAAATCGTGGTAGCCGTCGCACACGACGTACACCATGCCGTCCTTCTTGGAATAGACCTCCCAGACGGTGGCCTTCTTGCAATGCTCGTCCGTGGAGTTCGCGTCCTCGTAGGCCGTGTAGCTCTTGCCGAGGTCGACGCGGTAGATCTCCTTGATCTCCTCGACGTCCAAGACGAACTCCTGGGCGACCCAGTCGGCGCCGACGAAGCCGGACAGCTGGCGGCACTTGGGGTCGACGATGATGCTGGTGGAAAGGGGGAAGTCGAAGGCGACGCCTTCCTTGACGATGACGTCCTGCTTGGCCTGGAGTTCCTGGAGCATCAGATTGAGCTGCTCCATCTTCGCGTGGTCGGCGTCGAAGATCTCGTCGTGGCGGTCGGCCATCAGACGGTTGAGGGTCGCGATCTGCTGTGTGATGTCGGTGATCTTCTCGACGTCTTCGGGACGCTTCTCCATCACGCGGTTGTAGCCGATCTTGACGTAGGCGACGCCGGTCACGCAGACGCGGCGGACCGCCTGCTTCATCTGACCTTTGAACGTCGGCTCCTGCTCCATGATCTGGTGGTGGGCGACGATCTCCATGGTCTTCGCCACGCGGTCCAGCATGCGCCTACGCTCGAATCCCTTCTGGGCGTCCTGCATGGTCTGGATGATCGCCGGAGGGATGGGCTGGCCGGACATCATCGCCTGCTGCATAGCCACCTGGGCGGACTGGAACGACGCCATGTCGCCCTCCCACATGGTGAAGTCCATCGTCTCGCGGCGCTTGGCCGTGAACTTCGGGTTCTTCGCGTAGAGGGCGGAGACGCGCTGGCGGACGTGCGACTGGACGATGTTGGCGACGTAGCGGTCATCGGACTCGCTCGAGGACCATTGCTTGCCCATGTAGAAGTCGACGTCCTCCTTCATGCGGTCGAAGGACTTCTTCCAATGCTTCTTGGCCCTGGTGATCCGTTCCTGGATCTCCTTGACGAGGGCGGATCGTGCGGCGGCGGGCTTCTCGGCGTCGCGGATCATTCCGGACGGCTGCGGCTCCATCTGCTCTTCGGGCTGTAGGTTGTCTTCCATTTAGATCTTTTCTGTTCAGAAACCTCCCATCTGCAACAGTTTCTTCCGCGAATCCTCCCACTTGGTGGAGTACTTCACCCATTCCAGGGTGCCGACCTTCGGCCCTTCCGGGGCCTTCTCGAGGGGTCGGGCGGCGCCGTGCAGGGTCGCCAGAAGCAGGCCGGCAAGGCCGAGGGCGTCGACAAAGTCATCGTGGCGTGCCTGGGGGAACTTCAGCAGCTCCGTCTCGGCGTCGGCCCACCAGCCGGTGAACTTGGGGAAGTAGACCTTGCCCATCGCCATGCGGCCGCGGATCGCCTGCGCGCGCGTTTGCTTGTCCTTCACCGGGGTGATCTCCTCGACCATGGTGTATACGTGCCGCTCCTGCTGGACCTTGCGCAGGAAGGGGCCGATGGACTGGGAGATGTGGCCGCGTTCGGCTCCCCACTTGAGGGGCTGCCGGCGGGTCATTAGGTCGATCATGCCATCGACCACCTGGTCGGTCGCGGCCCGGCGCCACCACACGTCCGGCAGGATCCAGACGTTGTCGTTCTCGTCTACGCCGAACGGCAGCAGCACGGTCTTATCCGCGGTCTGGGCCGTCGACACGGCATGGTCGGAGACGCAGTACATGCGCAGGTTCTGCGGCAGGTCCTGGGGCAGGTAGCCCTTGAGCCACTCGCGCTTGAAGTAGTCGCCGTCGTCGGGAGTGGGCTGGCCCTGGTACAGGGCGGAGAAGCCATTGGGGTTGAGTCGGCGGATCTCGTTGAGGAAATCCAGGCCGTAACGCTCCGGCCAGAGGGCTTCGCCCGGCTCGCGGCCCATGGGGTCGAGCTTGCCGGCGATGGCCGGCAGGGAGAGGATGCGCCATTGCTGGGCGACCTCGTCGTTGTAGCAGGGATTCTTCGGGTCGGTGAGCCGGCCGACGATGTCGTCCTCATGCCACCGGGTCATAATGATGACCACGCGCGCGCCGGCCATCAGTCGGGTCATCGCGACCTGGGTGAACCATTCCCAAAGCTTGTCGCGTTCGCGCTTCGAGTCGGCTTCCTCGCGGTCCTTGATCGGGTCGTCGATGATCAGCAGGTCGGCGCCTTTGCCGGTCAGACCGCCGCCGACGCCCACGAAGCCGGCGACGCCGCCCTCCTCGGTCTGGATGCGGTCCGCGGACTGCGCGCCGGTGCGGAGCTTGCAGCCTGGGAAGACCTGCTGGTAGGCCGGCGTACGCATAATCTCGCGGACAGACCGGCCGAAGTCCATCGCCAGGTCGGCGTTGTACGTCGCGAACAGCACCTGGCGGTACGGATCCTTGCCCAGGAACCACGCCGGGAACCGGCGCGACGCCAGCTCGGACTTACCATGTCGCGGCGGCATCGAGATGATGAGCCGCTGGAACGTACCCTTCTCGACCTCCTCGAGGGCCGCGCAGATCGTCTCATGGTGACGCACCGGCTGGTACCGGCTCTTCAGCACGTCGTCCGGATCCTCGGGATCGGGCATCGTGAGCGACGTGAAGTCGATCAGCGACTCGCGCGCCTTCTTGACGCGGATGAGGCGCTGGGCGGCGTTGATCTGCCGCTCCAGCTCCGCCATCTCGGCCAGCTTCCTCTTCTCCTCGGCGTTGGGAGCCTTGCGCGCCATTTCAGACCTTGGGCTTCTCGATCTTCAGACCGGCAAGAAGCTCCATCAGCGCCGGCTCCGTCGGCGCCGTGACGACCTCCAGGGACGTGACGGCGTAGTTGCGCGAGTGCTTTACCTCGCCAAGCGGCCTGGCGATGCCTTTCACTCGGTCGACCAGGGCGTTCCAGCCCTTGGGAATGGGTTTCTTGGTGTTGCTCATGCGGGGGAAGAGTTGACATAGTAGCCCATCGAACCGTCCGAATGGACCTCGTAGTTGAACGTCTGGCCGTACGACGAGTCGTAATATTGGCCGGAACTGAACAGGTAGCCATAAGGCGCCTGCCAGTACTGGCCGTACTGGGTGTTGGTGTTGCCCATGCCGTCGGAAACATAACCGTCCCAGTAGTACGAGTACGCGGAGTTTCCATTGGCCTGGAGGTTGGACATCGAGTCGTACACATACCAGTCCAGGGTGTTATGGCTGTAGGTGTTTGACAACGACATGACGTAGCCGTTGGGGTACCAGCAACCATTGGAGTTCGCGTTGACCGAGGTGTTGCTGCCGCCGGATCCGTCGGCCGTCACGACCGTGCTGTTCCAGGTCCCGGAATAGAAGTTTCCGATGGCATCGTAACCAGAGCCGGACGCGCAGTAGGTTGAGAGGATCGTGCCGCTCGGGATATAGCCTGTGTCGCCGGTGACGTGGAAACCATTGGTCGAGCGATGCACCGTTACGATGGCGTTCTGGCCCGCGGAGCAGGTCTTGTTGTTGAAGGCCGTGGCACCGGGGAACGTGAACACATCCGGGCCGTTCTGGCGGAAACGCGCGCGTCCGCCGACAGGGAACGATGCGTTGAACGTGATGTTCACCGGGGTGCCGGACGAGCGGCTGACCGTGAAGAAGTAGTTATTTCCGGATGCCGGGACCTCCAGGTCGGACGTGACGTCGTACTGCGTGTCCAACAGGGCGTTGTACAGCGAGGATGAGTTCAGATAACCCTGCGAGGAAACCCACGACTGCGTGGCGATCCCCATGGATCCGATGCTCTTGTTCTTCCACAGGCCGGTCGGGGAGTCGTACGCGAAGATGTCGTTTCCGATTGGCGACGTGATCAACGAATCGTGAAGCTCCGACACCTCGAAGCCGTTCTGGATGCGGACCAGGATCTCGCCCTGCGTGGCGTGCGAACGAGTAACAGTTCCAACGAAAACTCCGTGGTTCGGAGCGGCCGGTCGTGTAGTGGTAAGAAGGCCAGCCGTGGTAGAAAGCCACAGCGAAGCACCCTCGGAGTACGCAGCCGTGTTGACGCCCTGCAGAAGGCCGAAGGCCGTGGCGTTTCCGTTCGTGTTGTTCGGGAGATCCGATGTGATTACCGCGAAGGTCCCGCTTGAAGCGGACTCTGACGATGCAGAAGCCTTCGCCACAAGCGGTTTGTTGCCGGACGCGCCGGATACATACACCACGGTGCCTTTCGTGAGCGTAGCTCCAGTCTGATTGCGGACGGAAGACTCCAGGGAAGACGCAAAGTTGTTGTTCCAGATAATCCTTCCTGTAGCGGCGTCCCATACGGCGATCTGTCCGTCGGCTGGAGCGACGGCCGCGGAGCGAACCCAGTAAGAAGCATCGACGCCAACCGTCTGCGTGGACGAGTTGTAAGTAATCGGAGCAGAAGCAGCCACGACACCAGCAGGTCCAGTAGCTCCTGTAGCCCCTGTGGCTCCGTTGCTTCCGTTTGTCCCGGCAGGGCCAGCAGGACCTACCGCGCCTCCGGGTAGCGTGAAGTTAAGCTGATACGCGGAGTTACCAAGTCCGACAACCGAAACCGAGGCATTTGATCCGGTTGGACCAGTAACGGTAGATCCGATTGAAAGAGAAAAGTTATTTGCAGCAATCTGCGCCAGTACACGATCCGCCTGGGCGGCGTCAGCAGCCGCTTGGGCGTCAGCTTGCGCTTGCTGGGCGTACTGCTGGTAGGTGAGGGCGTTGTTCGCCGCGTTCGCCGCGTTTGTGTAGCTGTTAAGGGCGTTGTCGGCGTAGTTAGAAGCCGCCGCTGCGTGGTTTGCAGCGTTCGCCGCTGATCCGTTCGCCTCCATCGACTTGTTAGTCGAGTTAATCATCGCGTTCGTGGCGTCGATGGATGCGTTGTATGCCTGTACACGCGCCGTGTCGGCGTCGGTCTTGTAGCTTTCCGCCATCATGGCGTTGTACTGGGCGGAGTTCGCGGCCTGGGTGACCGTGGTTACGTTCGCCTGCTGCATCGCCGCGTTGATTGCTGCGACTCCTGCCGTCCCGGCGGCGTTGACGGAGCTTACTTGGGTGCTTCCGGCGCTGTTGATGGCCGCAATCGAGTCGGTTTTAGCCGTATTGGCCGCCGCGTTGATGTCCGCGATGGCGTCCAGACTGACGAAGTTCGACGTAGCCTCGCCGATCACGGTCAAGTCCAGGGCCGACGTGCGTACCAGGCCAGCATCCGTCTGGATTTCGCTCAAACGCGACAGCGTTGCGTTGAGCGTCGTCAGCACGGCGTTCAGCTCCTGGTCGACCTTCTGCCCCGGGAGCGGGGTGGTGGGGTTGGACGTCTGAAAACTGGTGAAGTTGTACTGCCGGGAGTACGGCGTAGGGACCTGGCTCATGTCTGGAGATGTTGGTCGATGACCATCGTGAACGCAAGAGATGCTGGAGCTACTTTGTGTAGGGGAAACTTTTTCAGATGCGCGGATTTTTCCGAAGAGGGGAGCATCGATCCAGCGCGCGGCGCGCGGGTGCGTAGGCGGGGGCGGGCAGGCGTGCGGCCGAGGGCAGCGGGCGGGCGTGGGCGGGCGGCGGGCGGGCAGGCGGGCGATCGATTGACGCACGCACATGCGTCATCAATGCGGCCCGGGACGCCCTACCGCCTCGGGTAGGCAGTAACACCCCAGCATCGGCGGGGGATCGGCGATCGCCCGGGTGCTACACCGGGTGCAACGGCACGCCGCCGATCGCCGACGTCGACGCCGGCAGGCCGCCGCAGATCTCGCCCCGGGCCGGACGCACGCCGCCGGCAGGCCCGCCCGGATCGGCGACCGCTCGACGCCGGCCCGGTTGCGAGCGTGGCGGGACAGGCCCGACCAAAATGACCCTTGGAAAAATGTGCTTGCGGTCCGCACGCTAGGCGTCATGGTGATCGACGCCGCTACGGCACCACCCACACAAAACCCAACAAACACCGACATGAAACTCACCTCCGCCAACACCAACGCCGACCAGCAGGTCAACGCCCTGCTCGACGCCGCCGATCACCTCACCGCCCTCGCCGGTGCCGCTCCGGCCCGCAAGGCCGCAGCCCTCAAGGCCGGTGCCGCCGCCCTGCTCGCCATGGCCTGCGGCATCACCACCGGCGGCTCCCCTGCCGAGGTGATCGAGGACGCCACCAACGACGCCGTCGACCACGCCTTCCGCTCCTCCGACTCCTTCGCCGAGTAACCCCTTCCACCCACCCAGCCACCCACCCACGCCCATGATCACCATCCGCAACACCGCCCACTTCGAGCAGACCGGCAGCAAGACCGGCCTCGTCGACGCCCTCCGTGGCGTCGGCGACAAGGTCGCCGGCTCGCTCAACCTCATCCACGCCTCCCGCCGCCCGGTCGGCGTCGTCGACGCCAGCATCGGCCGCAAGGTCACCGCCGACGACGTCGCCGGCTGGCGTTCGTGGGGCAAGGGCGAGGCCACCTTCGCCTGCACCCTCGCCACCCGGCACCACCTCGCCGATCGCCTCGCCGCCACCATCGGCACGCACCGGGCCGACGCCTTCCTCGTCGCCCTCGCCGTCTACCGCAAGGCCGCCAGCATGCCCGGCGTCCGGTACCAGCGTCGCCTCGGCAAGACGTTCGAGGTCACCCTCGAGCAGGCGGATCTCGACGCCGCCCGGCTCGAGATGTCGACCTGCTGCGACTCCCGCCTCCGCCCCGCCGCCGTCGCCGCCTAACCCTTCCACCCACCACCCAGCACCCACGCACATGATCCCCACCACCCCCATCGCCCCGGTCGTCAAGGACGCCATCCTCGAGTCGATCCGCAACGCCCGAGACATGATCCGCCCGGGCGTCGGCGACGACGTCCGCCAGACCCTCGTCTGGATCGACACCATGGTCGTCGCCGACCAGCACGACAGCCTGCTCGCCCTCCGGTTCGCCGATGCGATCGTCGGCCTCGAGGCCGGCATCGGCGGCCTCGCCGAGGTCCACGCCAAGCCGATCCGGGACGCCGTCGCCCGGCTCCGCATGGCCTCCCTGCTCCTGTTCGCCGCACGCCGGGAGCGTGACCTCGACGCCCGCCTCCGGGACATCCTCGACTTCACCGACGACATCAACCCCGGCAAGACCGCCAAGCACCTCGAGCAGGTCCGCTCCGCCATCGCTCGCCTCGCCCGGGCGTAACAGGCCGAAACCGCCGCAAGGCGGTCCGGGTGTCATGCACCCGCTGACGAGGCCGTCAGACCACCTTCCACCCACCACCACCATGATCCACAACACCCCCATCCTCACCAACGTCCAGCGTCGCCTCGTCCTCGCCTACCTCACCCGGATCGAAGCCCGGATCGAGGCCGCCGAGGTCGCCGGCAAGGACGCCACCGTCGAGCGTCTCACCGACCTGCGTGACGCCATCGACATCGCCTTCGCCACCTGCGACGCCGCCAAGGCGGGACACCCGACGCAGTTCACCACCGCCGACCTAAACGCCCTCCGCCACGTCCTCCCGGAGGTCGGTTGATCCACTCTCTCCCACCCACCCAGCACCACCCACCACCATGCCCAACACCACCACCATCATCGTCACCGTCCTGCTCACCCGGGACAACGGTCACGACATCACCAGCGAGGCCCTCCGCCGGGCCGCCCTGCTCGAGGACATCGCCGGCCTCGATCTCGAGGTCGACGACATCATCGTCCACGACGTCAGCGTCGCCGAGGTCACCCGGGTGAACGACTGGCACGTCGCCGCCACCTACCACCTCGAGGTCGAGGCGACCGAGGATCTCGACGCCGACCTGTTCGAGACGGTCGACGAGTGTCTGTCCTTCTGCCCGGAGCAGGGCTGGCACTTCGTCCAGTCCACCTGCCGCCTCGCCAAGTAACCTCTCACCACCCAGCACCACCACCACCACCATGACCACCACCACCACCACCACCCACGCCGGCATCGACGCCGCCACGCTCCGGGCGTGCGTCGCCGAGGCAACGCTCGCCACGCTCGAGCGGGCCAAGGCAGACGCCGAGAAGGCCCGACGTGACGCCGAGCGTGCCGAGGCTTGGCTCGCCCACGTCACCCGGGAAGCGGAGGCCGGCACGCTCGACGACATCAACGTCCCGATGTCCGGCGACAGCACCCGCTGGCTGTGCTTCCTTGACGCCCTCAACGCCACCGGCGACGACGCCCTCAAGGCCCGCATCATGTACGACCAGCCGGGCATCAACATCGATCGATTCGCCCTCGAGCGTGTCTTCCCCGACTTCAACCCCAAGCCCGGCATGCTCGAGGCCCTCGCCCGCTTCCGCTCCTAACCTTTCCCCCAGCACCACCATGAGCAAATCCACCACCACGCACCGGGCCGCCATCAAGGCCCTGTCCTCCCTCCTCGTCGTCACCGTCGATCTCGAGGCCCGGCTCGCCGCCCTCGGCGAGGCAGGCGTCTTCGACTACGATCCGGATCGGGGCGCCAACATCCACCGCCTGCTGAAGCACGCCGGTCATGTGATGACCCAGGCCGAGCGGGTGATCGGCGACACCGCCGCCGTGTCCCCGGCCGATCGATACACCGCCGCCAAGCAGGCCAAGCAGGAGGCCAAGCAGGCCCTCAAGCAGGCGGTCGAGCTGGCCCCGGTCAAGGGCAAGGCGTACCGGGTCAAGTGCATCTGCGACCAGACCACCGAGGTCGTGGCTGACAGCGTCGAGGACGCCATCCACCGGGTCATGTGCGGCGAGGGTAACCTCGTCGACACGGACACCCACGACTTCGACGTAACCCGCCTGCGAAAGAAGGCTTGACCTCCTACATCTTGTAGGTACACCCAACACCACTCACCACCCAACACCATGAGCAAATCCACCACGCCGGCCTTCGTCACCATGACCTTCGACAAGTGGGTCGAGACGTTCCAGCCGATCGCCAACACCATCACCCCGAACGCCCCCTTCGACGGCTCCATGTTCGAGACGTACGGATCCGACCTCGCCGAGGTCCTCATCTGGGCCAACGGCAAGCACCGGCACCTCAAGGTCTGGACGCTGGTCGACGGCGACGAGGGCCAGTACGTCGTCGACGGCTACCGCATCGTCAACCGGGTCGGCTACTTCCTCACCAACGTGCCTGCCGTCGCCGGCACCCAGTACGAGGTCGCCGTCTAACCTTCACCCCCCAACACCAAACACCATGAGCAACACCACCACGCACGCCGTCCTCGTCCGCATCCTCGTCGACCGTTACGAGGACACCGGCGACGGATACAACACCGCCGCCGAGGCCCTCGCCTCGAGCCGGGCCTACCTCGAGAGCCTCATCGCCAAGCCGGCGGTCGACGTCCGCAAGGACGGCACCGTCGACCGAAGCCTCGCCGCCATGGCGGATCGCTTCGACATCATCGACACCAGCGTCGAGGACAACGGCGAGGAGTGCGACGGCGAGGACATCGGCCGGTGGACGATCGGCTTCGAGATCATCGCCCGGTTCCTCGTCGACGCCACCAGCCGCAAGGCCGCCGAGGCGAAGATCATCAAGGACATCGAGGTCGTGATCGAGGACGTCATCTGCGACAGCGTCGAGGAGTACGCCTGTAACTTCTCGGCCGACCTTCTCCGCAAGCACACCAACTAATCCCACCGCCATGATCCGCACCATCCTCCTCGCCCTCGCCATCGCCGCCCTCGTCGCCTTCGCCCTCTGGGCGTTTGCGACCGGGCCGGACCTCCTCGAGATCATCGACAACCCCAAGTTCTAATCCGACCATGCAGCCCACCTTCCTCCACCTCGCCCGGGCGATCCTGCTCGCCGGCTCCCGCCTGCACCACGCCAGCCTCGAGTACGACATCGCCAACAGCACGCACCGCCGGAAGCCCTTCGACAAGGCAAGGCGTGCGGCGGCCAGCTCGGCCTACCGTGCCGCCGTGTTCGAGCGTGACCACGCCGTCGAGCAGTATCGCCTCGCCCTGTTCCGTGCCGGCCAGCGTCCCATCGCCGCCGACCGCATGGATCCCTACTTCATCATCCACCACGCCGACCTGTACTACTCCCGCCACCGCTAACCTTCTGCTTCAGCACCACCATGAAACAACCCAACACCATGCTCGCCACGATCACCACCAAGTACTCCGGGCCGACCGGCTCCACCGGATCCCGGATCAACGCCACGCTCCACCTTCGCCGGGACGGCTCCGTCGTCCGGGCTAGGGTGTCGTGGAACCATGCCCTCGGCGTCGAGGACAACCACCGGCAGGCGGCCTTCGCCGTCCTCGCCAAGGCCGGCCTCATCCGGGGCGACTACGCCCTCGACGGCTGGACGCACGACGGCACCGGGTGCTGGTCGGCGACCGTGCCGGCCAACGCCCCGACCTTCGCCGGCATGGACGACGTCCGCCTCGTCGTCGAGGACCTTGCCTGCTACGCCCTCGTCGGCTGGGAGGAGGAGATGGAAGACGACCGGCCGGAGGAGCTGGCCCTGTGGAAGGCCAGGGTCGACGCCGCCCTCAAGGCAACCGGGAGCAAGTACACCTTCGACGAACTCAAGCCCCTCCTTGGCTAACATGACCCCCGACTTCATCATCCACCCGGAGCTGGCCTTCACCCGGTGCGTCAAGACCAACGGCGACATCACCACCTGCATGGTCGACGACCCGGTGTGCAAGGCGTGCGGTCAGCACGACGGCGACACCGGCTGGCCGCTTGAGCGGTGGCTGGTCCGGGGCTTCCGCCTCGAAGCCGGCAAGCCGGTCCGCATCCCCGGCCTGCACCTCGTCTGCAACACCTGCCTCATCATGTGGGACGAGTAGCCGGCGCCAACGGCACGATCGACGCCCCGCTTCGGCGGGGCTTTTTGTTTGGCTAGTTCATCCACCGGGGAGGGGCGTCGTCCTCGGCCGGTGCCGGCAGGTTGATCCGGCGGTCCGGGGCGATGGTCATGCACATGCCTGCGGCCTTGGACCACGTCTTCCGGACGACGAGCATGGACACGGCCCGGTCGTCGGGTATCAGCCCGGTCTTCACGATCACATCGAGGGCGAGCTTGGCTAGGTTGTCGGCGTCGGGAACCTGGGTATGGGGCTGGCCGTGCCGGGTCTTGTCCTTGGTCGGCATGTAGAAGCCAAGGCAGACCACCAGCGGCCCTTCTACGGCCCCATGTGCCTCGAAGGCTACCATCCCCGCCCTCCGCACCAGATCCTGCCACCTGCGGGCATTTGCGTCGGCCGTAGACACCACCCTGCCACGGCACAGCCTCGGCCTAGGCTGGGGACGTGGGATGCCTTCGACGTTCAGCACGATGGTGGTCATGCGTTGGAGCGTGTCGATCGACGTCGACGACGCAAGCAACAGAGTGTCGGGTATCCTCACGCCCCAGACTAATGGCCCGCCGGTGCGACGCCCTGCTTCCCCAGAAGCCAAGGGCCAAAGCCCGAGGATGGCATTATAGTCTTATAAGGGGGTGCTTCCTCGCTTCCTCGCCGATGCGTAACACGTTGAACTGCATAGGGTTTTGCGTGAGGAAGGCACTTTACATTTTTCAGCTTTCGCTCGAGGAAGGGGGGTAAATCGGGGTTAAGTCGTTGAACATCAACGCTTGACCCACCTTCCTCAACGCTCGAGGAAGGCGAGGATCGAGGGGGTCCGATCCTCATGCCTCAACATCCTACAAATCCCTACATGCCGGAGGGAAAGCGGGGTGCGAAAGGCTTCGCCTTTTGACACACCAAGGGCAAGTTCTTCGCCGGCGGCCTGGCCCAAGATGATCACGAAAACGGACCTATCTTTCGCAGGCCGGGCCGGTTCCGGGTGGTCCGGCACCAACATAAACAAAAAAGCTGCACATCTCTGTGCAGCTTGGCCGGGCGGAGGTGGCGCCGATCAGTCCTCGGACCGGACGCCGAACGTGTCGTTCCGGACGAACTTGAACTGGTCCGACGTCATGTGCCGAAGCACGCCGTCGGCGTCCAGCACGATGGCGAA